AAAGGTAAAAAAGTAACATGGTCATTATATAATAAAACTATAACATCAGATATAATTAGACAAGAAGAAATAAAAGTAGGTGGTCTAAGAGACTATGAAGAAGACAGATACTTAATTAAACTAGATGTACAATTTGCAGGTACATTATATACAGATGTTGAGTTTACTCTAGATGATAGAGAAAATAGAACACATATATTATTAGATAGAGAATTTATGAATAGACTTAATGTTATGGTAGACCCTAGTAGAAAATATATAGTTACTAGTCCGTACACCATTGACAAATAAGTCTTTTTATAGTACAATACATTATTAACAAGTGAGGTAAATTATGGCAGATGTGAATCTATTTCGTTTGACAACAGGCGAAGATATAATAGGTAAAGTTAAAGAGGAACTATTTGATGAAAATGGTATTTCAACACATGTGGTTTTAGAAAAACCTTTTGTGATTATTCCACAACAAGAGGCACCAGGTAAACCTGTAACTCTTGGATTTCATTCTTATATTCCTTATGGCAAATGTGATGAAGTTACATTCAAACAAGACAACATAGTTACAAGTGTTGAACCTACAGATGAATTAACTAAAACATATACACAAAATACAGGTGGTATAGTACAAGTAGAAAAACAGTTGATTACTTGATGAATTTTTACAAGAACATAGTTGAATACAAAGGTAAGTTATTTGTTAGAGGTATACATGAAGGGCAAGAGTTTCAAGAAAAGATAGACTTTCAACCTACATTCTTTACACTAACAAATAAAGAATCTAAACATAGAAACTTGCAAGGTCAATATCTACAACCAACACAATTCGACAGTATCGTAAAGGCAAGAGAATTTAGAAAGAGTTATGATAACTCTAATTCTCCTATCTACGGTATGGAAAGATTTGCATATCAATATATTGCAAATGAATATAAAGATGATGTTGAGTGGCAGAAAGATAAAATTAAAATCTTTACAATAGATATTGAAACAAGTTGTGAAGAAGGATTTCCTGATGTAGATAATCCTGTTGAAGAATTGTTATGTCTAACAGTTAAGAATCAAACTAACAAACAGATTATAACATGGGGTACAGGCGATTTTAAAACCGATAAAGAAGATGTAACTTATGTAAGATGTAATTCAGAAAAAGAATTATTGAAAGAGTTTATGTCTTTCTGGATGAAAAACTATCCTGATATTATTACAGGTTGGAACTGTAAGTTTTTTGATATACCTTATTTACTAGGCAGAATATCTAGACTAACAGACAATAAAGTTATTCGCAAACTATCTCCTTGGGGATTAGTTGAACAGAAAGAGGTTATTGTAAGAGGTAGACCTAAAACTGTATATAATATTATGGGTGTTGCAATGTTAGATTACATTGACCTATATCAAAAGTTTATACCAACAAGACAAGAAAGTTATAAACTAGATTATATCGGTAAAGTTGAATTAGGTATTGGTAAAGATGAAATGCCATATGAAACTTTTAGAGAGTGGTACACAAAAGACTTTCAATCATTTGTAGACTATAACATACAAGATGTAGAAATCGTTGATAGACTAGAAGATAAATTAAAACTTATTGAATTAATATTAACAATGGCATATGAGGCCAAAGTAAACTATGATGATGTATTCTCACAAGTAAGAGTGTGGGATGTTTTAATCTATAACTATTTAAGAAAAGAACATATTGTAGTACCTGAAAAATCTGAACAAGTAAAAGATACAAAGTATGATGGTGCATATGTAAAAGAACCATTGACAGGTATGCATGACTGGATTGTATCATTTGATATCAATTCACTTTATCCTCATTTGATTATGCAGTATAATATATCGCCAGAAAAAATAGTTGGTATGAATCCAGAAGGCACATCTGTAAATAAATTATTATCTAGAAAATTAAATCTTGAACATTTAAAAAATAAAGATGTATGTATGGCACCTAATGGTGCAGTCTTTAAAAGAGATAATGCAGGTTTCTTACCTAGGCTATTAGATAAGATGTATCAAGATAGAGTTGTCTACAAAAAGAAAATGATGGAGGCTAAAAAACTTCATCAAGAAACTGGTGATGACAAATATAAAAATGAGATTGCAAGATGTCATAACATTCAATGGGCAAAAAAGATTGCATTGAATAGTGCCTATGGTGCTATCGGTAATCAATACTTCAGATACTATGATGTCAGACAGGCAACAGCAATTACATCATCTGGTCAATTAGTTATTAGACACATTGAAACTGAAGTAAACAAATATATGAATAAGATTTTACAGACTGAAAATGAAGACTATATTGTGGCATCCGATACAGATTCTATCTATCTTAAATTAGATAGTCTAGTAGAAAAAACATGTAAAGATAAAACAATAGACCAAAAAGTAAACTTCATTGATAAAGTTGCACAACAAAAGATAGAACCATTTATTGAAAAATGTTTTAATGAGTTGGCAGATTATACTAACGCATTTGAACAAAGAATGGTTATGAAACGAGAAGTTATATCTGATAAGGCAATATGGACTGCTAAGAAAAGATATATGTTGCATGTATTAGATGATGAAGGTATCAGACTTACAAAACCTAAAATGAAAATTATGGGTATTGAGGCAGTTAAATCTTCAACACCAGAAGTTTGTCGTGGTAAAATTAAAGAGGCAATTGATATCATGATGACTAAAGATAATGATACACTTATAAAATTTGTTGCAGACTTTAGAGAAGAATTTAATAAGATGACACCTGAACAAATATCTTTTCCTAGAAGTTGTAACAATCTAAGAAAGTATAAAAGTACAAAAGATATTTTTATAAAAGGCACACCTATACATGTAAAAGGTGCATTGATTTATAATCATCAAATAAAAGAACATAAGATAGACCATATCTATCCTGAAATCCAAGAAGGTGATAAGATTAAGTTTATAAAACTAAAAGAAAGGAATCCTTTTAAGTATGATGTAATAAGTTACATTACAAAACTACCTAGAGAATTTAATTTAAATGATTATATTGATAGAGACATTATGTTTGAAAAAACATTTATAACTCCTCTATCATTTATATTAGAGAGTATTGGTTGGGAAGTTGAAAAGAAAGCAAGTTTGGAGGCATTTTTCGGATGAGCGATTGGTTAAAAGAATATGCAGATGAAAATGGTTTACCTATAATGAATCAGAGTGAGTTTGAACATCACACAGATAGAATAGGTAAAGAACAATTTAGATTAGACTTGGCAGATTATATTGCAGAGAATAGACCTGAGTTTCCATTAAAAGAAATAACAGAAAAAGATGTTAGAAAATTATTCAATGAGTTGAAGAATGATGATATATGGAAGATAATAAAACCTATAGAAAATATAGATAAGACAGTATTTGAAAAATATGAAGATTACAAATACCCATTTAAAGAACATGGTCTAGGATTAATTGATGGTCCTAGTACATACAATTCTATTAGTAATTATTTTCATCAACCATTAAGATTAAATTGTGGTAGTTATGGATTTGAAGCACCTATACAAGTATGGACTGAAGGCACAGCGAAAGATATCTGGAAGTGTTTAGGTCCTATTTGGCGTGGTATTAATAATATGAAAAAAGTTAATATTGATGGCGAAGAAAAACTTAGAGGTGGTTCATTAACTAATGCAAGTTATATGAGTGCCTTTAGATTGGGTACATATATTGCAACACAATTTAAACCTAATGTTGCAAAGGCAATATATCAAATGACAGACGCTAAAAAAGTTTTGGATACAAGTTGTGGCTGGGGCGATAGACTTGCAGGTTTTTATACTTCAGACGCTGAAGAATATATTGGTTGCGACCCCAATCCAAATACTTTTCATCAGTATTATCATCAGATTGAAACTTATGAAAAACTTTTAGGTAATAAAGATGTTAAGATACATGCAGGACAAACTACAAAAGATAGTGCTTCATTTATAGGTGTAGAGGGTAAAAAGAAAGTTAGAATTTATAGATGTGGTGCAGAAGATTTACCATGGGATGAAATCAATAATGTTGATTGTGCATTTACAAGTCCACCTTATTTTAGTACAGAAGAATATAATAAAGGTGGTGAACATGAAGAAGACCAATCATGGTCTAAATTCAATGAGTATGAAAAGTGGCGTGATGATTTCTATTTACCAGTTGCACTAAATAGTCATAAGAGTTTATCAGATAATGGTTTTCTATTTGTAAATATCATGGACCCTAAAATAAAAGGTAAAAGATATTATAGTTGTGATGAATTAGTTGATTCTTTATCAGACTATTTTATTGGTCAGATTGGCATGAGAATCATGCAAAGACCACAAGGTAATGCTAAGTTTAAAACAAAAGAAGAATTGCAAGAGTTTATGAATATGTTGTTCATAGAAAATGTATGGTGTTTTCATTCTGTACATTCCGACTTAGATTTATTTAGACATTCAAGAGTAACCACACTTGACAATTTCTTCTAGATGGTGTATAATGATTTTCATATTGAGGTAATATTATGAGTGATTTTTTAAAAGATATAATTAAAGAAACAGGCAATGAATATGCCACTCTAGCATCCGATGGTGTTACAGGTGGCGATGTCAGTAGTTTTATTGATACAGGTTCATATGCCTTCAACGCTTTATTATCAGGCAGTATTTTTGGTGGATTACCAAATAATAGAATAACAGCAATTGCAGGTGAAGCTGCAACAGGTAAAACTTTCTTCGCATTAGGTGTATGTAAAAGTTTTCTTGACACAGATAAGGATGCTGGTATAATTTATTTTGAATCAGAAAATGCAGTATCAAAAGATATGCTTGAACAAAGAGGCATAGACACAAAAAGAACAGTTG